GACTCCAAAGACCTTATAATAAATATTTTTGAGATTACTTGCATAAGTCTTAATCGATGATTCTGCCAAATTTGGTTTATTAGTTTTTAGAATTTCCTTAATTTGTTCCATTATTATTTATGATATAATAAATTTCTAATTATAATTAATAAATAATAATTTATAAATATCGTATTTATTAAATTATTATGGGAAATGATGTTGAAAATGAAATTTATATTATTGCTCTTGTTCCTAATATTATTGATGATATTCATCAATATCTAGAGAAGACATTTGAATATGATTATTATGGAAAGTTTGAATTGATTAGAAAATATAAGACTTCTATTCATTTCTCTATTCTTTCAAAAAATCAAAGTCTTTATAAAGAATTGATGATTATTTATGAAAAGTATAATGAGAATATATTCATTAAAAATTATTGGACTGATGTAGATGCAGGATTTTCTGGTGTTGAAGTTATTTCTAAAGCAAAAAATGATAAAATGGTGTGGGAAGAACCAGCAAAGATCTATTGGGATTTTTTGCCTACGGATTGGATATCTGAAAAATAATAATATATTATAATATTATATGCCTCGTAAAACTTTAAAAGACAAGTTTTTAGAAGAAAGATTATTGAATCTGCAAAAACCAAGAATAAAGAAAAATAAAATAATGAGAGGTGGTTCACGTGAATGGTGGGATACACGGGATATACCTTACATACTTGACGAAGAAGAATTTTTAAGAGAAATGCAAAGGCAAGACTACGAAAGAACTATACGTATAAGACGCTTAATTATAACTACAATATATGGATTAATACAAAATCCACCAAGTCCTAGATTTTTAAACTTTATCAGAATTACTAGATATACAAGTGAAACATTAGCAGATACTATTTATAGCCGTCTTCGACCACAAATGGATACATTAATAAATATACCAATAACTACAAACGCACAACGACAACATTTTATAAATGAGTATATTCTTCCTATATTAGCAGAACTGATGACTAATCCACTTCATAATGATTATCGTTAATATAAAAATTATAAAGAATTGATGATTATTTATGAAAAATATAATGAGAATATATTCATTAAGAATTATTGGACTGATGTAGATGGAGGATTTTCTGGTATAGAAATCATTTCCAAAAGCAAAAAATGATAAAATATAAAATTATTTTATTATTCGAGTAAAATATTCAAGAATTCTCTACTTATCTTCTTCCATTGATATTTTTGTTTGGCTTTTTCAGCAATATATTTGTTCCATTTATGTTTATTTTTTTCACGCCAATTATAAATTGATTTTTTATTTTGAGCATATGTTCCTTGCATTATGTGATAATATATAGAGTATATAAATTTTATTTATATTAATAATTTATATATAGGATTTATAATATAAAATAATAATATTATTCCTATATATAGAATGTCATACCAAGCATTTATGAAAAAGCACAAGTCTAAAAAAGGAGAACAATTTACACATACAAGTATGAGTGGTGGTTCATATAATATTCCTTTTGAAGAATTGGATACATTTTTCAACTTGTATTATAAACACGTAATTATTGAAAATAATGATGAATTTCTTACTGAAAAGCAGTATGGAAAATGTATGGCAATAGATATGGATATGAGATATTCACACAATATAAATATACGACAACATGATAATCAATTTATTGAAGATATTGTTTTGATGTATTTGGAAATCATTAAAGAATTTGTTTTGATTCAACCAGACGTGCATTTTCCTGTTTATGTATTTGAAAAGCCAAATGTGAATCAATTACCAGATGGTTCTTTAACAAAAGATGGCATTCATATCATTTTTGGATTACAAATTGATTTTAAAACTCAAATGGAAATCAGAAAAGAAATGATTATAAAATCAAAAGAATTATTTGAAAATATTCCTATTATTAATAATTTGGAATGTATATTTGACAAAGGTATTTCTTCTGGAGCATCGAATTGGACTTTGATTGGTTCAAGAAAACCAAATAATGAAGCCTATGAATTAGTTATGAAGTATGATGTTTGTCAAGATCCACATGATAAAGAATTTCAAACTGAAAGTATTGATATTACAAATTATATTAATGAAAATACAATCCAAGAATTATCAGTTCAATATAATAAATATCCAAAATTTGAAATTATAAAAACAAATGATATCGAAATAAATGATTCACTTATTTTGAATACGAACATTTTTCCAGAAAATAAATTTTATGAATTAGTAAAAAAATTTATTGATAATGATTTATTGAAAAATACTTGTAATTTTCAGCCAGATTGGTATTTTATTGGAATTCAGTTTAAGTCATTATTTGGTGATGATGATTCGTTATTTGTTGAACTTACCAAAAAATATGGTTCTGATAATAAAAATAGAGAATGTGAAAAGTGGTATCATAATTATACAATTCCAAGAGATAATGACCAACAGAAAGCATTAAATACTATTAAAAAAATAGCAAAAGAGACGAATATTGAAAAATATAATGAAATTATGCAAATGTATTCAAAATACGAAAATAATATGATTTCAAAAATTATAGAACAACCTACTGATAATGAAATTGCCAAATATTTTAAGACTTTGTATGGTGATAATCACATTTGTATTTCGACAAAAGATAAGATTTGGTATTATTTCAATACGAATAAAAATATTTGGGGATTAGATGAAGGATTAAAAGTCAGATGTAAAATATCAAATGAATTATGTGAGATATTTGAGAATCAGTTGGAATTGCATAATAAAAAATTTAAATCATTATTAAATGATGATCCTAATAAAATTTTATTAAAAAAACAAATCAATAAAATACAACATTTAGTTAATATGTTGAAAACTTCAACTGATAAAAATAATATTATGCGAGAATTACAAGAAGAATTATTTGACAACCAGTTTTTAAAGAATATGAATAAAGAAGAATTTATGTTGCCAATCAAAGATAATAAAATGTTGAATATGAATACATTGGAATTAACTGAAAGAACATTTAATCATAAATTTGATTTTGTTTGTGAAGCAAAATATATAGAATTGAATGAAATTCAAGAATCAGATATAAAACAATATTTCATGGATTTATTTGTTGGAAATGAAAAAATTATGCAATGTGTATTAAATATTATTAAATCAAGTTTGACTGGAAGATTATTGCGATATATGTTTTTTCATACTGGTGATGGTTCAAATGGAAAATCATTATTTTTCAATATATTACGACAAATTTTTGGAGGAATTATGGATATTGTAAGTAAAGATGTTATTCTTGAAAAGAAAAGTAATAGCCATTTGAATACCGAATTTGAAAAACTTGAATATTGTCGTTTGGCTTATGTAACCGAGTTGAAAAAAGAAGATAAATTAAATAATGAAAATATTAAAAAAATATCTGGTGGTGATCCGATTGATGTTAGAAGTATTTGTAAAACAAATAGGACAATCAATCCTGTCTCTACTTTACATGTTCTAACAAATGATTTACCAAAGTTTGATGTTACTCCTTCTATTTTGAAAAGAATGGTTATGATTCCGTATAAAGCAAATTTTGTGATTGATAAATCCTTTGAATATAAAATGTTGGATAAAAAAGATGAGATTTTTAGTTTTATAATGAAATATGGAAAAATAATGGATAATTTTGAAGATGATAATATTCCTGAAGAAATGGATGTTATGAAGAAACAATATGCAGATGATAATAAAGTTGATTATCTACAAGATTTTATTAATGAAAAGATTGATTTTGTTGAAAATGGGAAAATATCAAGAGATGAATTCAGAATGATCTATAATGCTTGGTGTGGAAAATATGGATATTCTATTGATAAATCAACTCATACAAAATTTACAAGAATTTTAAAAGAACAATATAAAATTGATAATAAGAAAAGCAATAGTAATACATATTATATCGGTGTTAAAATAAAACAAGAATGTGAATTGGATTGTGAAGATTTATAATTGGGGAAGTCCATTTCAAAACGGACTGATTTTCAAAACGGACTGCCAAAACGGACTGTGAGCATAATGGTCTCATTCCATACATTCTACATATATTATCAGTCTAATTTTCAGTAAGAAGTATATTAAAGTCCGTTAGTCCGTTTTAAAATGGATTTTTATAGAAATATAAAAATCTATAAAAATAAAAAAAATAAATATATTCTATTATAATTGAGAGAGTAAAACATAAAACGGACTGCCAAAACGGACTGTGAGCATAATGGTTTCAATCCATATATTTTACATATATTTTCACTCTTAATTATGGTAAGAAAAATCAGTCCGTTTTCATCAGTCCGTTTTGAGTGGGATTGAAATTTCTTAATATAGGAATAATAAAATTGATTTAAAAAATATGATAATATACATAAATACATTATCATATGTCTGAAAAACAAAAATTTTTATTACAAAAAGCAATCGAATATTTGGGATATAATTGGGAAGAATTCAAAAAAGAACACATATATATTGGAAGCGATAAAAATAGTAGATACCCTTATTTTCTTCAATGTTGTCTTCGGTATCCTCAATTTAATTTAATTCCTCCACCTAAACAAAAACAATGCATGTGTACAACTGAAATAGTAGAACAATGTTGGATAATGAATATTAATAATGGCAATATATTAGTAATAGGCAATGAATGCATAAAACATTTTGACTTTGATACAAAAAGATATTGTACATGTGGAAAATCATTAAATAATTCAAAATATCAAGAATGTAAAAATTGTCGAATAAAAAAAAATTATTCAAGCATTTGTGAGCGATCAATGCAAAAAAAACAAGGAAACCAGTTGGTCGCCAACGGCGACTTACTTTCCAACTGCATTGGCAAGTTGTCTTACGAATCTATTCAAGAATATAATGAAAGAATAAAACAATTAAGTAGAGAAATTATTGATAATTCTTTCAATATGAAAAAACAATTATATTTTAGTAAAGAAGAATTAAAATATTTTGATAATTAATATTCTATATATAGGAATTATAATATAAAAATATTGAAATAATAAAAATATGTCAATTGAAATATACAAAAATTTATATTTCAAACTACCATTTGAAATACAAAAAGTAATTGATTCATATGTAGATCCTGAATATGATTATTACATTGATAAAGTCAGAGAAGTAGAGAAAGAATATCAAATACATTATGGAGGATTTTATAAAAAACCATTATTTCTTCCAGAACGACATTCTTTTACAATGAATAGCATAAAAAATATAGTAAAGTGCATTCAAGAAATTCCATTTATAATAAAGAGAATGAAAACACATAAGAGTAAATATGCTGTTGGAAGTTATGGAGGGAAACACGCAATAGAACATTATAGAAGAATAAAAAACCCAAAAGAAAATAGTTATATTTCAAATGGCGAATTTATTATTGCTATGATATTACTTGATTATATTCCAAAAGTAGAGAGTTTGAATTGTAGATTTAATGCTGTATATATTCATAAATAATAATAATACAAATTATTATTATTTTAATACAATTTCTTATGTCGTCTCCTTCTTCTACGACCACCATGAACATCTATTTTATGAGTTGATTTTCCTTTTTTCGATGGAGGTTCTTGATAATGAGGTTCGTAATCCATACTTACATTTCCTGAATGAGTTATATGAGATTTTGAATGTTGTGTTCGTGATGGAGGTTCTCTATAATGGGGTTCAAAGTTAGAAGAACGTCCACTATATGATTCATTACCATAAGCATATCCAATTGATTTTTCATAAGGAGGAGCAGATGGTTCGGGACCATATAAATCATCATAAGAAGGAGGATGATGAGGTGCATTAGGATATAACTCATCATAAGAAGGAGGATTTGAACGAGCGGTAGCTCTCGATTGTCCTTCTTGAGATTGAATAAAAACCGCCAATGCAACTGCCAATGCAATACCAATTGCGGATATTACATATTTTGCGATCTCAGATGCTCTACCAGCACCTCCACCTTTTGACATTTTAATTATTTCATTTGCTACAGATAATAATGTTTTCTTTGGATATAGAGAACTTAAATAATCATACATCCGTTTCACAATCGGATTCACACGAGCACCGCCACGACGAGGAACAAGTCCATGATCAATTCCGTGAAGTAATCTCAATTGTGCCAATGCATTTCTACGAGTTGCGTGATGTGAATGTACTTGACCTGTAATAGGATTCTTTACAGAATACAACTCTTTTCCTCGAAGCTTCCTCAAAATATAAGGCATTATATAAATATTATAATATAATATTTTTATAAAAATGAAGTTTCAGTATTTACGAAACATAAAAAATAATGAAAAACCTAAAAATGAATTAATAAACATGATTCGCAGTTCTTGGAAAGAACCAAGTGCAAATGAAATTATTAAAAATATAAACAATTTATTTGTTCTCTACTTTCTTCCAAATGAGATAATCAATCTGAAAGATAAATTGGATGAAGAAAGATATAATTATTTGATTCAAAATAATCTTGGAACAATTGGATCATTCATTCTTTTCTTGAATAAATCGCCAAGACAAATAAAATTAATTGATTATTGTGATTCTACAATTCCTAAAATGAATTTACTTCTTCAATTAATAGAGAAATATCATCAAAGATATAAAAAAATAAAATATATAATTCCAAATTTTAGCATTTATTCTGCAAGAAATTATTGGTGCAATTATCTTCAATCAATTTATTCAATCAATACTGAAGATGAGTTGGATATTTTCTTAAAAGAAAATAAATTGGAATATCTGAATTGTTCATTTATTAGACATGCTTTTCAAGAAAATAAAAATATAGAAGAAAATAATAAAATAATAAAATGAATGATTTTTTTTCAAAGATTCCATTTCATTCAAAATGGCTTGAAAAAAATAATAAAATCAAACAACCAATCGAACGTTGCTCCGCAACTAGTTTGGGTCTCCCAAACGTACCAAATTTGAATGCTCTTGAATATCAGAAAAAATATTATGATTTAAATAAAGATGAAATACTTGAAAAAAGAAAAATAGAATATAATAAAAATAAACAAAAAAAGAAAGAGTATTATCAAAAAAATAAAGAACGAATATTAGAAAAACAAAAAATAGAATATCAAAAAAAAATAAATAATAATATATAATAATGTATAATGATTTTAAAATACGTAAAAAAAGGAATCAAGATTTATATTGCATTTATTTTCCTGATGGTTCTCTACACTCAACACATCCAACTCGTAGATTAGCAAAACAATCTATCAAAGGAGGATCTATCTTTTCTGATATTGATAAAGTGAATGCGATTATAACTGGTTCAAGAAAAGATGGATTACCTCCATCAAGTAGAGAAGTATTAAAAAAATATGGAAATATTCCAGTTGTAAAATGTGTCTTATATAGATATCCGATTTCAAGCACATTCCATAAAGCAATTATATTATTAGCAAAAGGAGAAAAGTTAAAATATGATAAGTATATGCATCTTGGTATATTATTTACTCTTTCAGATGGAAAAGTAATAAATGTAGAGAAAGATTACAATGTTATCATTAGTCTAAATAAAAAATTACCACCACAAACAGAAATAAAAGATGTTCCATTGTATCATCATCATTTGACAATGAATGAAATTATTACAAATACAAGAAATAAAATGGGATTAACTAAATTTGAGAAGTATGAAGCACTTGGACGTAATTGTCAGAATCTCGTATTAAATATATTAAGAGCGAATCATATCGGAAATAAATCAGATGAAGAATTTGTTATTCAAGATTTAAGTGATTTAATTAAAATAATTGATAGATACCCATACTTAAAACAAATAATTAATGCTTCAACAGATACAGCAAGAGCTGTTGATATTTTGCTTCATGGTGCAGGAAGAATCAAATACCAAGCAGAACACGATTGCTATTGATAAATATGCGAACATAATCATTTACTTTCTTTTCAAGTAGAGAAATTAATGTTTTCAACTTGGATAAATGAAACATGGAAAATAATTTATCTTCAATATTCACAACATAAATATTATTCAATTCCAGTTTAGCCAATTGAATATTATTATAAATTAATTCAGGACGCTTTTTCTCTACTTTGTTGAATTCCAAGACCAAAGATAAATGATTAATGATTGATTGCAAGAGTCCAATATTACTATTTAAGAAAGTAGTCAAATAATTAATTATTATTTTATTTTTTGATGGTTGTAGAGAAACTAATGTAAATAATCTTTTCAATACTTTCAGATATTTTCCTTCTTTTAAAAAAGCGTGAATATCTTTTTTCAAAGTAATTTCTTTTTGTTTATTAGTTTGTTCTCTTCCGTGAAAGATTGTGTCATTCACATCAAAAAGCATTCCATTAATATTACAAATTGTATTAATTTGGATATAATCTTTTGTAGAATGTAGAGAAACAATCCATATATTTTTTTCTTTTTTAAGATTCTCTATATGAGAGTGAATATCATTTACTTTTAATCTTTCATTAATGTCCCAATCCGTGTTATAAATCAAATTACTAATAGATCCTGAACCAATCAAATAAGGACGATTTCCAACAGATATTTTAAAAATATCGTGAATTAATTCATCTGGAAGATTCTTTATTTTGATTTGTTTGATTTTCATTATTATAATAATATAATATAATAATGAATTTTGAAGGAATCGGAACGATTATTGGCGAAATTAGTAATCCTCATTATAAAAAAAACAAAATAATTTATCTTGCAAAAGATGGAGAAGACAAACATGTAAAGGATTGTTTCAATAAACTTATTTTAAACGATAAAGATTCTAAATTTGAATTGGGACTTGATAAAGATAAAGAGCGAACAATTCATTATTTAGCAGGAGCATCAGGATCAGGTAAAAGTTATGAAACCTCAAAAATAATTCAAAAATATCACAAACTACATCCAAAAAATCCGATATATGTTTTTTCAAGTGTAGATAAGGACTCTTGTTTTGATAAATTTAAATTTATTAATAGAATTAATCTTGATATGCTATTACAGGAAAATTTAGATATTAATGATTTTGCAAATAGTCTTCTTATTATGGATGATATAGATTCTATTCAAGATAAAAAGATAAAAGAGAAAGTATTGAATATAGCAAATATGGGATTACAGCGTGGGAGGCATTCAAATACAAGCATGTGTTTTACGAATCATATTCTTTGTGATAAAAATAATACAAAACACATTTTAAATGAAGCACATACAATCACAATTTTTCCAAAATCAGCAAATTCAAGAAATTTAGATTATTTACTTGGTGCATATCTTGGATTAAATAAAAATGAAATTGCTTATGTAAAAAAAATGGATACAAGACCTTGCACGATTATTAAATCTTTTCCGATGATTGTTATGGGCGATCATGAAATATCATTTTCTAAAGATATATTAGTAGAACCTAATGAATCAAGATAATTATTATATTATAATAATATAATATAATGAGTAATAGAACCCTGCCTCAGTTGAATCAATTTGTTAATGTATTACAGAATGAAATAAATAATATTCAATTACAACCTGGACCTACTGGATCAACAGGTAATACAGGACCTACAGGTAATACAGGACCTACAGGTAATACAGGACCTACAGGTAATACAGGACCTACTGGTTTACAGGGAGCTACAGGTAATACAGGACCTACAGGTAATACAGGACCTACAGGTAATACAGGACCTACTGGTTTACAGGGAGCTACAGGTAATACAGGACCTACAGGTAATACAGGACCTACTGGTTCATCTGGACCTCTTGTTCCATTATCAACTATATTATCAATTGGCAATTCTGCAGGTTCTTCTTCTATTAATATGAATTCTAATGATATAACAAATGTAGGAACGATTACGGCAACAATATTCAACGGAACATCGACAAACGCTAATAATGTTACTATTACTGATAATAATACTGGTTTAACTTTTTATCCTACTTTTGCTTCAACGAATTCCGGAAATCTTCCTTTATATGTTGATAAAACAAGTTCACCTTTATCGTATATTCCTTCTACTGGAAATCTTACTGCTACAACATTTACAGGGAATTTGAGTGGCAATTCTACTTCTTCTACAAACGCTAATAATATTGCAACAACTTCCTCAAATGCTAATCAAAATTATTATTTACCCTTTGTATCCTCTTATGCTACTTCTTCAGGACAAACATTATATACAGACCAAAACTACAATATTACATTCAACCCTTCAAACGGTCAATTAGTTACAAACGCAAATATATCTTTTCCGTATGGAATTAATATACAGGATAATATTCAATATTCATATATTACGAGTGATAATCTTGGTAATATGACTATAAGAAGTGAAGACAATAGCGGTCAATATGGTTCTATCAATTTTTTGACAGAAGGATTTAATCTTCAAAGCGCTTATGGAAGTAGTGATACAATTATTTTTGATACTAGAGGATATAATGGTATAGGACAATCTGGTTTAAGAATAACAAACGGAACTTATAATAATGTTTTAACTTCAAATAATATAAGTTGTAATAATTTTACTGGTTCTTTGAATGGAACATCAACAACCGCTAAAAACATAGCAACAACAGCAATAAATACTAATGCGACTTATTATTTACCCTTTGTTGCTGGAAGTGGCATTATTCCAAGTCAATCCTTATATACAGACGCAAACTACCATATTACATATAATCCTTCTACTGGAAATCTTACTGCTACTACATTTACAGGTGCTTTGATTGGAAACGCAACAACAGCGACAACCGCTACAAACGCTAATTATGTTACTATTACTGATAATAATACTGGTTTAACTTTTTATCCTACTTTTGCTTCAACGAATTCCGGAAATCTTCCTTTATATGTTGATAAAACAACTTCTCCTTTATCGTATGTTCCTTCTACTGGAAATCTTACGGCTACAACATTTACAGGTGCTTTGAGTGGAAACGCTACAACAGCAACAACGGCAACTAATTCAAATAATAGTTTAATTGTAAGCGATAATAGTTCTACCACCTGTTATATTCCATTTACTAAATCAACTGCTTCAACTGGAACTAATTTACCTTTATATCAAGACGATACGACTGGACCGCTATCGTATACGCCTTCTACTTCTACTCTTTCTTGTTCTTACGGACAATTTGGAAGTGGTATAATTAATACTTCTTCTCTTGCTTGTAATTCTTCTGGAGGATTAACTATTACTGGTGGTAATAGTGGTGGTTTAATTTTGAATAGTGGGGCGAATACATTACAACTACAATATAACGCAACAACAATAGCAACCATTCAATCAACAGGATTAGCGGTTTCTCAAATAAACGCAAATGGATTTAATATTTTTAACGGAACATTTAGCCCTTTTCAAATCGCTTCTTCAAGTGGTATTTCAACTTTTACAAATATTATTACAACTGGTTTAGTATTACCAACTTCAATTAATACGGCAACATTTTCTACTAATACCCTTACTATTGCTGGTTCAACAGGTTCAACATTTAGAAATTATCAAATAGGTTTTACTGGAACAACAAATACAATCTCTACATTAAGTCTTTCTTCCTTTCCTGTAAATGCTGAATACTATGTTGCTATTTATAATGGCGGAAGCGGAACACTTACTATAAATGCTACTGGATTGGGAACTGGTATAAAAACGACATTCGCTTCTTCAGTTTTAGTTCTATCTGGTGGATATGCTATAATGAAAATAAATTATATACCATTTACTACTGGAGGGAATATATATGTTGTTTCAGTAAATAATATAGCATAATAATATGCTTACTGAAGTATTTTTGAGTTTCGCTATAACAACATTCGTAGGGTGTTTTTTAGGAATAGTAGGATTGTTATATAAATCCAAATGTCAAGAAGTAAGTTGTTGTGGATTAAAAGTGATACGAAATGTTGAAGTTGAAGAAAAGATAGACGAATTGAATATAGGAAAACGAGAGTTTTCTGTCGCCGAAGGCAACGAGAGACATACTGAAGAAAAAAAAGATAATGATATTATATGAAATTAATAAAAATAGATAAATCACCAAGAAGTAATAAAAGATTCCGTGCATTCTTCGATAATAATATTTATATCGATTTTGGATTCAAAGATGAAGATGGAAATCATGCTATTACTTATATAGATGGAGCAAGTAGAGAAAAACGAAATAATTATATTAAGCGCCATATGGGAAATAAAAGAGAGTCTGAATTAGTGGAATCATTAATAATTAGTCCTTCTCTACTATCATTATTTATTCTTTGGAATACACCGAATCTGAAAGAAAATATAAAAATATTAAATTCGTTGTTAGAAAAGAAATATAATAAGATATAATTTAATGCCAAAAATGTTTTATTATTCGACAACAAAAAATACAAATAATGGAGAAATTATTTTAATAAAATCTGATAATCCAAAATATACTTATGAAGTTTATTGGAAAAAGACTGGAATTTTTGCTGGATATATGGGTAATAGACGAATAGAAGAATTAGAATGTAGATTAAAAGAAAATAAAATTGATCAACAATAAGAATAGAAACGCCCCAAAGGCGTTTCTATTCCTATGAAAAAATAAATGAACCGAAGGTTCATTTATTTCTTTTAAGTAATATAATTATTATTAATTTATAATAATTATATATGACTGAAAATGAAATTAATGAATGGGAATTATTAGATGATGCAATTGAGCGTTTACCAGTATTTATGACGGATCAAGATATAAGACGATACTTGGGACATGATTTTAAAATAATAAAGTATTCTGAATTGAATGATTATAATCACATAAATCAATTACTTCCAAAAAATAATGATTGTTGTATTGTATTAGTAGAGAACGTGAAAAACTCTGGACACTTTGTAAGCATATGTAGAAGAGGAGATACAATAATACAATTTGATTCTTATGGGTCATCGATAGATGGAGAATTAAATTATGTTACTGAAATAATGAAAAAAATTCTTGGTGAGCATAAGAACGAGATGAATGAATTAATAAAACGTTCAGATATGAAGACAACTTTTAATAAAACAAAATATCAAAGTCAGAAAAAAATATGTGATGAAGATTCTTCAATATGTGGAAGAGCTTGTTGTGTATTTGTGCAATTAATGAGAATGAATTATTCACTTGAAGATATGAAAAAAATGATAGATGCAAAGAAATATGAATATACATGTATATTTGATATGGATATACCTTATGATGTTGTATTTTCTCTTTTGATTTCTTGATTTCTCTACTTGATGTAAATTTTTTAGATTTTTTTAGTTTTTAGAAATATTTAAAATATTTAAAAGTATAAAAAACAAAAATAAAGTAAATTTAGAAATATTTTGAAGTAAATTTTGGATCACGCAAACGAACTTTTAGAAACATCTCAACGAGAAATTATGAGACCATAATCAATAACAAAATGAAAATTTAGCAACTAATAAAAAAATAATGAAAAATTATGAAAAAATGTTGAGTAATATCTAAATAAAAAGCTTTTTATTTAGATATTAC